GCCCAAACTGTTTCTGTAAACCATGCGCCAAATCCAGACATCATGTTTGAGATTCCGAGTTCCAATCCAGCTATAACATACCCGCCTATTTCTTCCATGACAGTTGACGGCGATGCAATACCAAGTGCATCACGCCATCCTTTTAAGAACGGAGTTATTACATTTTCGTCAATCCAGCTTCCGATATTTTTGCACGCATTTAATATGCCATCAAGAAAGTCAGTTACAGCGCCCTCGCCGAACGTCTCAACAGTGGTGTCTCCATCCGGCTTTTTGAAAAGATTTGTGATTGCTTTCCACGCTTCTCCGAGCAATGCCCCAATCGCTGTGGAAATCGCAGTTACAATTGATGAAGCTAACTCCCCCCAGTATTTAGGCTCACCTACACGTTTGCTGAACTCTCCAAATTTTTCTCCAACTTTGTCAAATGCTTCTCTTACTGAATCAAATTTTTGATAAAGATGAATCCCCAATAAAATGAGCGTGGTAAACGCAATTATGGCCAAACCGGCAGGGGATGTTATTGCGCTGATCTCAGCAGTAACAAGCGATATGCTGGTCGATACAAGTTTTGATACTGTTCCAAAAATAGTTGCTACGACGTTGAGTGTTGCGAATGCACCAGCGATAGCAAAAATTATCGTTTCTTTCCCGTCCAAACTCTGAATAAATTCGCCAAGAGAACTTGCATTTTTCACTTTTTGGGAAAGATCGGCAATCGTGTCGCTTATCCATTTGATAGATGCAACAAATTCATCGCCAATAAATTCCGCAATCGGTTTTAGCACATTTTGCCATAAATCATCGAATACCGGGGCAAGTTTCTCTCCTACGTTTATAAGCAAATCAAGCGCATTCGCTAAAAGTTCAATACCTGCCGGTAGAGCTGATTCTATAGTCCATTCGGCAAGTGGGGCCAAAATGTTGTCAAATGCCCAGCCAAGCGAATTAATAATGTTGTTGCCAAGTTGCTTTACAGATTCGCTTAGTTTGTCCCATGATTCTCTCAAAGGTTCAAAGTCCAAGCTTTCCCGCAGATTTGTCAGTTTATCTTTTATATTTTGAAGCCAAGAGTCAACATTAGACTCCTCAAACATATTTTTGTAATCAGACTGATTGCTACCGCCGCCGCCACCGCCTTTTGACGGTTCTTCCAGGCGGTTTATTTCATCAAAGCCCATGAGCTGATTCTTCCATTCTTTAGCCGCTCCCGCGCCTCTTGCGGTGGTATCAGCCCATTGTTTTGAATAGTCGATAGCTTTTAGATATTGCCCCTTGCCACCCAAAATGGCAAAGAACTGCGTTAAAGCGTTTGCTGCCATTGTGACAAGCCGAACGATTTCAAGTAGAATCGGGGTAATCGTTGCTTTCAACGTAGCCCATGCCGCGCCAAGTTGGTTTTGCATCTTGAAACTTCCGCTCGACAGACTGTCATACGATTGGGATATATACTTTGTGCTGTCGCCAACTGTCTTAGAATACCAATAGGCATTTTCAGCGCCCTCACTGAACGCTTCACTAACTGCCTTGATCGCGGAACGAACCATCCTGTAAAACACAATTCGTTTCAAAGAGTTCAGTATGTTCGACAACGCCGATACTTTCTTTTTTGCTTTGTCAACATCTTTGGACTCGACACGAATCTTGGTATTAGTGCTACGAAGTTTTGAAAGCGAACTGGAAACTTGGTTTATTTTTCTACGAGCGTCATCAGATGATGCACCAATCTGTATAGTTATTCTATTTGTTATTACATCCATTGGTACATCTCCTTACTTGTGCCAGTTTTTCCCCGCCATGACCATGTTTGTCATGTAGGCCAGCGCATAGACTTCTTCCTGTTCTTCCAGATTTTCGTCTGCCGTTTCTTCTTGATTCACAAGTCCAATCGGATTCTCTGGGTATTCAGAAAGCTTCGCGCCTTTCTTCCGCATCATGTTTCCAACCGTGGAATCCAATGCGCGATAGGTATACGCACCGAATAGCCACGCTTCTTCATTCATGCGCTCTTGCCGTAACTGCTCGGCTTTATAGAAAGCCCGTACCATCAGCGGATCGCCATACCAGTATTGTTCATAGGTCATGCCGATAGCCATGTAGTACGGGCAATCATGTTCGTATATTTCTGTGATTGACGGAGGCGCAGTTACAGTTCCACCGTCACGCGGGAGTTTTTTGCCAGTTCTTCCTTGTCCTGAATGACGTTATTCGCGGCGGTAGCCTGTCTGTACAGGTCAACAAGGCGAATAGCAATATCCTCTGTAATGCCGCCCATCTTATCCAACAGGGCCTGTGTTTGATTTAAAGCAACGCCTTTGTGATGGGCACGGAAAGCGTAGTAGAACAGTTTTGGAATGTTCACGTTGGGGAAGTCAAAAGTTTCCTCGATCTTGTAGCCTTGGCTTTCTACCCAACGGACACTTTCACGGTTAAAGTCCAGCTCGTACTTCTTTCCCGTGTCATTATCTGTGATATAGATAGGTTCGATTCTCTCGTCCATTTAATCAACCTCCAAGAACGGTGTTCCCGTTTGCAAGTGTAGGCTTATCTTGCCATTCGGGGGCGCTGTTAGGCGTAATGTACAGCGTAGTTTCAGCCATAGCCCCAACAGATGCTTCGTTCAGACCAAGCGGGGACGGGTCTCCTTGGAAGAAGACAGCCTTCTCCAATTTCGGGTGAACAACAGCAAACCAAGTCGCCTTGTCTTCGGTAGCGGCGGTATCATGAGCGCTGTTGCAAGCTTCCCAAATCTCAATCAAATCAGCTGTAAGGTTGGCACCGTATTCAAGAGCGCCACCAAGGTCTTTAAGACCTTCCACATAAGTCCGATATTCGGTTTCCAACAGAGTAGTGGAATCAATGGTATCGGGCGCTGGGTTGAAGCTCGGCATGGTCTTGATTTCAGGGATCGGCGTATAGCCCGTAGTAGGGCGCGTGCCCTTAGTAGTTTCAACCGCGTAGCAAAGAAACATGCCAGCGGTGGAATATCTCTGAGACATAGCAAGTCATCCTTTCGTTAGTTGTGGTAAATCCATAGGTCTTTATCTACGATTGCCTCATAGCGGCAAACAATTCTGTAAATGGTCGCATCGTTTAGGTTAGGCACTTGGTTTTTCATCGTGCGTGTGAATCCGATTTTGGAAAACTCCGCGTCCAGCGTGGCGGCTATGGCTTTTGCCTCAGACTTTTTACCCGCTGTTTTGTTGGAGTAAATATTTACTTCATACATCACAGTTGCCGCGTTCTCAATGTTCAGCGTCCGCATACGCTCTACAACGCGGTTATCAGCCTCTACGATGCTTACAGCGGGGAATTTAGGCGGGGTAGGTACATATTCACCTGTAACAAAAATGTCTGTATACGCGGTTCTGAGTGCCTTTGAGACGGTATCAAATACATCACTTTCAATGTCGATCATGCACTTAATACCTCCCTCGCAACGCGCTCTATTTCCCGTTTCAAATCTTGCGCAGTATTATACATTGGCATATTAGGCGGGTTACCGTATGTGTGACCGCCGCCCTTGTCTTTAGGCAAATACCAACCATTTCCTGTCATTGCGTGTGTTTGACCAGGGTATGTACCTGGGCCAAATCCAAACTCTGCTGCTTGTGGGTGCCCTCCACCATAAGTGACACCAGCGCCAAACTCAACAAACAATACAGTTTGCCCTTCAGCGACGATCTTGTATTCTGTAGGAGACACTTCTTCAACAGTCACATTAGCGTCCATCTGGCCTGTGTAAATTGCCCGTGAAAATCCAAGAGAAATATTCACAGCGCCCATTTCAGCCAGCTTACGGCACAATTCTCCCGTGCGTCTTTGCAAACTGTTACTGTATGAGTTCAGTTGATTTATAAGATCATCCACGCCTCGAATATTTACGGTCAGATTCACGACACTTTCACCTTGCTAACCGCAATGCTGATAGAGTTAAGGCTTTTGGCTACTCTGCGAACGGTGTAGTCATAGACGGGGACTTTTACGGTTGCGCCTGTGACAGTGATAGCAGTTTGCTCGTTGTATTCAGCGTCTTTCCACTCAGGTTCCTTGTCGATAAACAGTACAG